CTGTGGATAATAGTAACGTGCAAAAGAACCTTCTACCTGTTCTTCAACTTCACTCGTTACATTAAATTGATCCATCTTTCTCCCCCACCAAGTATATCTTCCCCTCTCAACACCACATGGAGAGTAAAGTTCTTTCGGATCCCATAAATTATTAACTAATAGATAACCATTTTTATCAAATTGTTCATTACGAGTCCAAGAAGTTCCCGCATTGTCATACTCCTTTCTAATAATTTCAAGTTCTGTCATAATATTTACTTCCAGCGTGGCCCAACGACCCAACCTACAATAGATTTACGAGTTCCTTTAGTCACCTTCAATACTCTATGTTGAGTTCGAGAATCAAATAAAATTATACAACCACGTTGTCTAGGTGCGATATAACTTTTTCCTGTCTCATCAAGTAACTGAACATTTCCACCTTCATAATCATCAGGATCAGATAATTGTAAAGTAAAAGATAGTTTCCTTACCAATTCTGTGTTTTCATTTATAAAATCTTGATGTTTTTTATCAGCTTCTTTATGATCACCATTTGATATAGGTTTGTAATGACCAGCCAATCCAGAATCATTATGCCAAGTATAGTGTTGCCCTTCAGCATAACGGGTATATTGCATGTTCTCAGCATCAATACACCGCAAATCATACAAGAAGTTCTCTCTATTAGCCCTTTGCACATAATGCCAAAGAAATCCTCCCACCCAATGACTAGTAGGAATCCATGCATTATATGAATTTCTTTTATCTTTATTTACAGTATTTCCATCCAATCTTGATTCACCCATATTCATATCAAACTTCTCAGATACGTCTCTTTCTATAATATTAACTACATCCGCAGGGAGATCTGTAAAATACCAAACGCTTTGATATGCCATAATTATCAATTAAAATTAAAATTAAGATTAAATCTTACAGGTTGATCAGTGGTAGTGCTAGAATTATGAATTTGATCTCCATCAAAAATAACCAATCTATTCTCTACACTATTAATTATATCACCACTTTCTAAGCGTGTAAACCCATCACAAGTATTTAAAGAGTAAACTGCTGCATTATGAGAATAATGATAATCCCGATGAGATCCGTGCTCCTTCATAGAGTCTGTATTGGAATAAAAATTAGCTTTTATTCTTATAAGAGATTTAAAAATTCCCATCTCAATAAATTTAGGAATAAAAATCTCATTCACAAATTCAAAATATTGACTATTAATATTACCATCTTCGTAAAAAACATGTGTTCCATACCAATTCCATAATGATGTCTCTTCATCACAAAGAGCAACGTAATTATGAAGATAAAATGGAAAATTTTTATTAAAACAAATTTGTTCCTTCAACAATTGACACTCATCTTGAGGAAGGAAATCATCATATATTTGCATTATTATGGATATTTTGGAGGTGATCCTTCTGGTTTTGGAAATTTATTCTTTACTTTATCAATTGCTTGAACAAATAATCCATTTTCAATATTACCACTTTTAATGTCATGATACAACATATCTAATTGATCTGTCACACGAGGGAAAGCTTTTTCTCTCAATCTTTCATACTCATAATATTCCCAAATTGGTTTTTGCCTATTAAGTTCTGCATCTAATTCATCCCAAGTTGGCGGTGGAGATTCATGCTCCCACTCGACCCATTTACCACCACCTAATGTAAAATTAGCACCTGGCCTTAATACATTCATTGCAGTATTTAATCCTGGAATTGGATACTCAATATCATGAAATTTACGAGTTGTCATACTATTTTAACAAGTGACTATATTTATGTTACTGTCGAAATACCAACTCCTGATTTCAGTTCCCATGCTTTATTAGTTTCATTCCATTTATAACATTTACCTGCAGCTCTCTCTGCATCAGTTTCAGTGGGTCTAGCAGTGGGTGGTTCCCATCGAGAAGTGGTTGTATCTAAAACCCATGAATCATATGGTTTGGCATTTGGATTATAAAAGATATCATTAGTAGAATCATACACCCATCCTTTAGAAGGAAAAGTTCCCCTCAAAGGAGTTCTTCCTTCTTTATGAACACCATCTTGGGTATTAGCAGAACACTGCACCCATGCACTGTGACCAGTATTTTGTTCTAAGTATTCTTTTCCAATTGATTCTTTTTCAACACCATCCTCATCTACACAATTAATATTGCGTAATGCCACTACATTGAGAACAATGTTATCAACACCTATTTTTGCAAAATGTGCCATGTTTTTAACCTCTATTAATTACTCTGGATAGTTGATTATTACAACTCCACTTGCTCCAGCAGAAGCACCACAGGTATTAGGAGAAGGGCCACCAGGATATTCAGCACCACCACCTCCACCAGCACCAGTGTTTGCAGTAACAGCAGTAGCAGGTGTTACAACTCCACTTGCGATCATTGCACCTTTAGCTGCTCCAAATGCGTTAGTATCTGGATATGGAGCATTTCCTGCACCTGGATTATTATGCCCACCTTGACCACCTGGAGCTTCTTGAGCACCACCTGCTCCTCCACCACCACCTGCATAACCAACTGGGCTACCTGAAGTAGAGAGAGTCACACCCTGACCACCTGGTGCACCATCTGCAGTGCCAAGATTATTAGTAACACAATTCATTCCATCATATCTAGCACCTCCTCCACCTGCACCACCAGTATTTGGATGAGAATTAGTTTTTCCACCTCTTCCACCCCATCCATTATCTGGGGAATCACCACTTCCTGGCCAAGATTGAGGGGGATCAGGTGCTTGAGCATTATTAGGGCCACCACCCGCACCACCAGAAGATGCACCACCCGTACCAGCATTTCCAGCAGCATTATCACCAACATTTGGTGATTCAGACGCTACTCCACCGCCACCACCGCCTCCAGCAGTAAGTGAACCAAAAGTAGTGTCTCCTCCATCATTACCTTGAACTCGTGTAGACACTGCAGCACCACCAGCACCAATACTAACACTATATGTTCCAGTAGTAACAGGATATGTAGCCTTATAGATGACCGCACCAGCACCGCCACCACCGCCACCGCCATTAGTACCAGTAATCGCTCCTTCAGCACCACCACCAGATCCACCACCACCAATAACCATAAGTTCTATATTTCCAGTACCACGAGAAACAACAAACGGTGTGGATCCTGTCATCGTATGGTATATTTTTCCACCAGATGTACTCTTAGTTCCACCAGTTGCAGTAAACTGACCGTCAGTAATATCACTCCATTTATTGCCTTTAAAAACTTGAACAGCATTAGCAGTGCGATTAAAAACTAATGATCCTACGGGAGTTCCAATACCTGCATCTCTACCCGTTGTTGTTGTAGTTCCAACTCCCACTGCATGAGTTCCTAAGTAAACACCAGAAACATTAGCAGTCATGACTCCAGTTACAACAGCACCACCAATAGTACCTTGAACCACTACGTTACCACCACTATCTTTAATAGTAGTAGCATCTATACCAGATAAACTTGACCCATCTCCAGAGAATGATGCAGCAGTTACAATACCAGAGAAAGTAGCGTTTCCATTTGCCTTGATGGTTGCGGCTGTTGATACATTAATATCACCATCAGAATTGATGCGAAGTGCTTCACTACCTGCAGTTTCAAATGAAATAGTATCAGCACTTGGAAATCTTATCTTTGTATTTGAATCACCACTATGTTCTATTGTATCAGATAAAGTTACTTTATTTGCTGTTACAGTGCTGCTACTTGCATCTACACCATTCGTAAATGATCCCGAAGTTGCGGTTACGATACCAGCAGTTGCAACGTTTCCATTAGGGAATACTGTATAAGCAGTTCCAACCTTATAACCGCCACTGGCAGTAGAGATACCAGTTATATTAACAGATATACCCTCTACCGTGAGCGTACCATCTGCAGCGTTTATCAGATCATTATTTCCATCTATGCGAACAGCCATTTTTACTCGCTATACTTTTTAGGTATTTATAATATTTAAATTAAAGGAAACGGATATTCTATCTTTTTCCGAATTATTAGTATCAACCTCATGAAAAAGAGAAGAAGGGAAGAATATAACATTTCCCTCAGTGGGTATTAAATACCAAGCCGAATGAATTCCAGCATTATCTATTATTTTCTTTTTATAAATTTGTCTCTCTCTAAACTGATTATACATGTGAGGAGAAGTAAATTCTATAACACCAGAATTTTCTGGGATCTGAATCCACAAAACACCCGATATATCTGAGTCTGGGTGAATATGCGAAACATTATAATCACCCTTTCCATTTATATTTGCCCATAAAGCACTAATTTCTATTTGAAGGTTTTCCTTAAAAACATCATTATCTGAAAAATGTGTTTTTACTGCCGATTTTACTATGTGATACAAAATGTTATCTTGCTTCTCATGGTAATTTCTCTTAGAATGCCATCCACCACTATTAGATGCTTTTACACCAATATCATCTTTTTCCCTTTCATCGTATATAAACTCAATTAACTTTTTTTGACTATTTTCAAAATTAGTTATTTTATGACTATGGATAATAGTAGGAAAAAGAGACAATAACATTTTATAAAAAAACTAATAGAGCAAAAAAATTGGCGGGATTTTTTTCCCGCCTTTTTGGAAGCTAAAGCTAATTTTGGTGGCCGTTAAAGAGGATTAACGTATGATAACACCTCATCGCTTGCCGTATCACGCACAAACCGTAGCAAGTTCATAAACTGATCCACGGTTTCACAGTCTACGGTTTTTTCATCACCCTCACTAGAATAAAGATAAAGTTTACGTTTGAGTGGATCAACGACACAGCGTGTCAAGTATTCATCATCCATTAGTGATTGTTGCATATATGATGATTATAGCACAATCAATACGGTTTGTCAAACTGTGTAAGTATTTCTTGGGAATTTATAATTTGGATCTGTGTAATTTCTCTCTTCTATTGGAATATCAGATTTTTCACTAAAGTTTGGATCTGGATAATCATATCTGCTATTACCCTCATATTCTGTGAGTAGAGGATTGACATCTTTTCTCTCTGCGTAAACATGATAGAAACAATTGACAGGGCCTCCACCTTGACCTTGTAAATAAATGAATTCACTATCCCATCTCTTTACAATAATATTTTGATGATGACCAATTGGTTGTAGTTGAACAGATATACTATCTTCGTGAACTAAATCTTTCCAATATTCTGGTAATTTTATTATCTTTTGATTTTTAACTCTACCTCTACAATATACTCCAGATTCTGGGCCTTCAAGAGAAACATAACGTAGTCTCCAACCCTCTCCCTTTGTTGGGTGTTGAATATCAAAAGGTTTTACTGGTTTTTTATCTGCCACACCAAATCTAGCAGCAAGACTGGTAGGGCCAATCGCATCACATATTAAATCATCAGTAAAGTGAACCTTACCGCCTGTTACTTCTAAAGAGTATGTGGTTCCACCATCTCCCTCTATTTTTTGATTACCCTTCGTGTTTATTGCAAGATTTGTTCCTATTGCATCTTCTCTACCAACCATCAATGTTGCAGTAGGATTGGAAAAGGCATCCACCTTTCCTATCTGAGTGTTACCTTCAATGTATGCAGTATGTTCTACTTTAGCTTTTCCTACTCCTAATGCTTTAGGAACTTTTTTCTTCGCAGCAACAATAAGTTGCCCTGTATAACAAAATATTTCGTCTAATGAAAATGACATGTTACTCCTTGTTTATTTCTGCGGGTTTGGGTAATTCAGTTTTGGCCAGAGCAGAAGAAACTCCCTCAATAAGAGGTGATATCATCTGCATACCAAGCTTTCCCTCTACTGCCATCAAACCTGTTGTCATCATTTTACAAGATTGCTTTCCATCTACTGTAACATTTTTTGAGTCAAGTTTCAAGGCCTCTTCTGCTTTTGCCCAAAGTATACCATGTGGAGCATTACCATTAGCAACGAGTTCAATATCAAGTGCCTCTAATTTAATCTTACCATTTGATGCCTTTAATGTTATGTCACCATTCTTTGCTAGAATCATGACTGCTTGTTGTTCTTTGGTTAAATCATCTCCCGTCTCAATAAAAGTTGCACCAGGTGCACTCATTAAAGTATAACCTGTGCGTTCACCATCTTCATCAAGACATATAAAATGTCTACCATCTCTTGCTTCTATGGCAACACTTGAAGTAACATCACCTTTTGGACTTAGTTTACCAAAAGTAATAGCACCATTCATGGCACTCCATACTTGGTTCCAAAAATTCTTTTTCTCAGACATTAGTATCCTCCTCCGTATCCACCACCGCTACTAGGTGTGCTTGGTGTTGACGGTGTGCTAGGTGTTGTTGATGGTGTGCTAGGTGTTGTTGATGGTGTGCTTGGTGTTGCTGGAGTGGTTGATGGAGTACTCGTTGGTGTAGTGGAGTAACTTCCTCTTGATGGAGAACTTATAGGTTCTATAGTGTCCTCCTGAGTTTCACTCTCCTGTATTTGACTTGGAGAAATTGTACCATCAATTTGTCTCTTCTGAAGACTTGCAAGTTGAGTATCATAAACCACAATATTAGTTCCAGATGTTTGTGCAGACGTTCCTGCATATCTGACACCATTTACATAATATATGTTTCCATAGTAAGGTTTGCCATCAACATAACCATTTATATTTAACCCAACAAGATCATACACCTGAACCACATCTGTAATTACAGGTTCAACTGGTTGTGGATCACGAACAATACTAAAATCAGGAACAAAAGATGCATTGAATCCTGTCTCAGTGTTCATTCTAATTTGTGGTAACTCTGTAAATCTACCACCTTTATCAACAGATACTGATTTTATCTTACCAAAAGGATCGCACTTATAGGAGAGAACACTACCATTACTTGGTACAATTTCTATCTTATCAACACCACAATTATGATTAAAACCTGGATTAGTCACAGTGACACCCGTAAGTTCAAGAACAGCAGGATATTGTGGAACTGTTTGTGGTGGTGGAAGATAACCTTGACCACTATCTTTAATGATCACTTTTACAACAACTCCAGTTAAAGAACCAGTTCCTAATATTGTTTGAAGAACAGCACCACTACCGTTTTTGCAAGGGTCAATCACTTGAACTTGTGGAGGTGAAGTGTATCCAAACCCACCACTGACTAAATCAACAGCAATTAAGTTACCACTACTATCCACCACTGGATTCCCACTTGCTCCAACACCACCTCCTCCAAAAAACTTAAGTTTTGGTGGGCCACAAGGTTGATCTCCAGTTAAACAAGGATCAGATCTTAGTAAATTTTTGGGAGTTAATGCATTGACTTCATTAATTGTCAAAAATCTAACCTTCTCATCACCATCTATAAAAATAAATTCTGTCTCTGGATTTAATTCTGCATATGAATTTGCATCAGAAATTGATACATCTTTAATGTAACCATCGGTTTCACTGATGTATCCTACTTTAATATTATCAAATGACGTTGGTGTTATTGGCATTAGTCTAAACTCTCTTGAACTGTGTCATATATGATATCATGAGGAGCTGTTGTATGTGCAATACCAACCATCTTAACAGAACTTCCATCACCTCTTTCATGAATATGAAATGGGCCATAATATGGTTGACCTTTAACATAACCGACTAGATTAGTTAGGTCTTTTGTTCTTGACTTTGGTTTAGCAAATACTTTCTTTATTGTAACACCTTTTTTACTGGAACTCAACTTTTCTGTGCTAGTTCCATAAGATTTTCTATCAGGAACGGAGTTTGCAGTGTTCTGTGCAGAGTCTGCAATAGATGAAGAGTTAGGTTTACCCGAAGATCCACCACCACTTTGCATAGTAAATGTATCATTTGGTGAACACTCTGTTTTAGGATCACAATCAAATAATTTAGTGATTGAATTAACAAAGTTTAAAGCTGATGCAATATCAAAGTTCATACCACCCAATGCACCTAAACCCAACCCACCTGATAATGGGCCAGCAAGTGCAGAACCTTCGCCAACAATAGCATTCAAGATTCTTGGATTAGTCGCTGCTAAACTACCTGCAGCAGCAATTAAATCAGGGATATTACCAGTTCTGATTGCTTGAAAAGCACTCCCTATTCCAGTTAAAAGATTTTCATTGATACCTAATATATTTGAAGTTAATGTTAATCCTGCTGCTATACCATCTGGATCTGATTTATCATCAATTAATAATAGAGCATCCGCGATCAACTGCTGATTGTCTGGTGTGTTTCGACCAACAGAATCAATAAATGCAACTAATCCACTACCCCAAGTTCCATCTGACCAATAACGATTCGTTCTTCCAACACTATTAGGATCTATCTTTGCTTCATCTGCTAAAGTTTGAGTTATACTTAAAACTAAAGCACCAGAAGATAGAGATGCTAAAACATTATTTTCATTTATTGCATTATCAATAGTTCCTATATTTTCTGATCCAGTTTCTGTTGACGATCCTCCAAGAGAATTTTGAATTTCATCAACCACAGGGCCAATTGCACTATCAAATCCTGACATAATAGTATTAATTGTTCCACCCAATACTTCACCAATAATTTCTTCTGTCTCACAGAGAGGTGTAGGTCTATAGAACCCATCAGCAGATGGTGGTGCAACATCTCCAGAACCAGGTGTATCTAAAGTGGGAACACTAGGTATTACTGCTGATGTACTTACACCAACAACTCCTGCTTCAGATGTGGCAGCATTAGCAGCAGCATCTTCTGCCTTCTTTTTCTTTCTATTAAAAGCATTCTTCAATGCAGCAGCAAGTAATCCTACAAGTGCAATTCCTGCCAACTTATTAAACATACAAGCAATTTTTTCCAGACCTTTTACTTTTTTATCTAATACGTCTAATTTATGTGAAGGTGGAGTTACATTTTCTAATGGTAATAATTTGTCATTAAATTCTTTAGTTGTGAACTGTTGAACTTTACCCATTATTCCTTTCATATATTTTGCCATCTCCTCAGCCCCTTCTTCAATTGTTTGATCTATATTTTTATCGTTTTCAAGAATAGGTAAACCAGCAGAGAGGTCAGCATCTAAAAGAGATTGTTGAAACTCTTCTATCTTAGTAGATATTTTTTCTATAACTGTCTGCATATTTTTCACCTCAGATTGATTATCTGGGTCTGGGCAAGCAAGTGCATGTTTCTCGGTTAAGACACCATATTTTTTTCTATCAGCAGTAGTCTTTAAATTATTTGCGTCTGATGATTCTTTCGTTACATTTTCTTTTGATGGTGAACTATATGCATCATTTCCTGCTTGTTTAGGTGCAAGATCTCCATCCTTAAGATGTTTCTGCTCAACAGGTTCTTCTTCCATCATCTTAGAGAAGAAACTCACGGGAGTAAAGTTTTTACCACCGCTACCCTCGGTTCCCATTTTTCTTTCAAGTTTAGTCTTAGCATTGTTACCAAGACAACCCATAATTATTGGAGTCTGTTGATCCTTTCCATCAAGAAAGAAACCAAAAACAAAACTACCTTGTTTGATTGCGGGGGTTTGATATGATCCACCGTGACCAGTTCCAGCAGTCACAGGATACATCACCTGAGCCCAAGGAAGTTCCTCCGCAGTTACATCTGCTTCATCTTGCTCGTGTTGACCAATTATTCTAACCTTATATCTGTAACCCCATGCTGGCATCTCCGAAACTTCTTCAAACTTACCAGGATTTTGGTTTTCTCTCCACGTTGAATCATCAGCAACCTGGCCTATAAACCAAAGAAAACTGCCACCTAAAAAACCAGGATTAAATAATGATCCTCCCTCCATATTTTAATCGTCGTATACTAAACACTCTGGCTCATCTGGGTGCATCTCACAGAATAGTTCAATAGCATTAGGATCGTGATGATCTCCTGCTTCTATCTCTTCTTTGTGATGCTCTTCATATACTTCTAGTTCATGCAATTCCTCTTCAATGTGATGACGCATTGGTTCTGATGTATTTGGATCAGCAAGAATTTCCTTGTCTTTTTGAATGTGATCTTCTATGCTTTTCATAAGTTACCTCGTGCTATGATTACCTTTTCTACCGAAGGAATCTCTTGCTAAGTTTAACTTAGTATAGGTTCCATCAGCATTAATAAAGTGGCATAAGTCAGCTATAATATATAGACCACCACTTTCCCTATTCACTGTATCATCTTTCTCTGCTTGAACGGAGAAGATGTCAACAAATATTACATCTCCTGCGTGTAAACTAAAATCTCCAGCAATAGTTATCTCCATCATACCACCAAAAAGTTGATTGTATCTACGAATAGATTGATTTAATGTTGAGATGGCCTTAAAATTATCTGCCGTGTTTGCCTTTATTTGATCCTCAGTGCTTTTAGCACCAGGTAAACTTCCACTATCTACCATGTATAGTGTAGTTCTAGTAAATTCATTCTTATTTTCACTATCAAATTTAGTATTAAATTTAGGAAGACCCTGACCTACTACTGATTCTATAGCATCTGCTTCACCATAAGCACTATGAGTTTCTGTCATATACTTGCAGTTATAAGCATCAAACAAAACAATTTTAGTTTTATAAGCACCCATATTCATCTTTGATTGAACATTAAGAGTTGCATTTGATTGATATTTTAATATTTTACCATCATAACCAGCAGGAGTTCCTTGTATATCAGTAGAATTATTAAAAATATATGATTTTTTTTGTTTCTGTTTGAACAAACCTTCTAGAGATTTGAAATGAAAACCTTCAGAAGTTTCAAAGAAAAGAAATCCAGCACTTCTACTAGGATAACCATCAGGGATACCTTGTTTAGAAAGAAGGTTCATCATATAATAAGGTTTACGACCATTACCAATAAAATTATATTCATTAAGAGAATCTTCAATATGCAATTCCTTTTCTGTCTTTAGATTCTTCTCTAATATTTGTTTAATATGCTCAGATACTTTTCCGTAAAATCTAGAACGCAATCTTGTTTCACCCATTTCATTGAGAAGAAATTCTTCAGATACTAATTCCATACTAACTACATTCTTCTGTGAGTCTTCATATACAGGAGTCACTGTGTTAACATTCATATCCACCTTAATTTTATTCTCACTATTATCTTCAAACTCTAACCTAAAATCTTCTGTTCCTACAATAGGAAGACCTTCTATTGCTGACTTACCCTCAACAGCATTACCAACATCACCATAAACAATATTAGCTTTAATAGAATCTTGTAAGACACTTTCGTAGTAAGTCATACGAAGTATTCCATTAACTAAACTTGCGTTTAATGGTTTACCTTTATTAGGCCCTTCCTGTTGATCTAATTTAAAATTAGAAGTTATATCTGCCTTTGTAATCTTAGATGGGCCTGATTTTTGTGCATTATTAATTTCCATATTATTATTTACCTCCGTACAAGGCTAGTTCAGTATCATCTATCAGAACTGTATTTGTTCCACCACCAGATCCACCACCACCATTCTTAACTGTAACTGGTGTAGATTGTACAACTGGAACTGGAATAAACTTAACCGCACCAGCATCTTCTTCGTAGGTTGTTTCTTTTGCTACTTCTACAGCATCATTCTTCTTACCACCTCCTTGAACATCATCAAGAACCATATCTTTTTTAGTATCATCAACTTTTGCATTACTGCTATCTTTTTTAATATTGTCTCCTTCCTTTTCTCCACCAAAGAATGACTTAACAAGAAGAGGAACCATTGCAAGCGGATTATATAGTTGAAGAAGATTAGGTATTGTATCTCCTATACCTGGTAATTTAACTTGAACTCCAAGAACTTTAGGTAATTTAACCATATGTTCTTTCTTAAAATTGTTAATGAAATTAACGAATCCACTCTTCATAAAGTCAAATACAAATTTACCACCCTTAAAGATAGTCACAAGTGTATCCTTTAATTTCTTCCCTGCTTCACCCCATCCTTTACCAAACATTCCTTCATAAAGTAAATCACCAACAAACACACCAATTGTTTCACCAATTAGTGTTCCTAAGACAGGAATAGGTATGAGAGTTCCTAATGCACCACCTAATGCAGCACCTAAACCCTTGAATATTGCTTGAGTTGCTGGTTCTCCAGATAAAAGAGATACAATAGTAACAACAAGAGGCCCTACGATTGGAATCTTACTAAAGAACTTAGAAGCAAAAGGTTTAGCTGCCTTGAAACCTGGTGTAATCAAAGGTGCTGCCTTACCAAATATCTTCGCAGCAAATCCACCAACCTTCGACAATCCTTTAGTTGCCAATCCTCTTCCTGCTTTAAATATTCCTCTTATACCTTTTCTTGCACCAGGCCCCATTAATCTTTTCAAACCAACAAATGCTCTTCTTGCAAAACCTCTAACAAGTTTAAAAGCATTTGTTATATTTTTAACAACTTGTTGAAATATTTTTTGACCTATAAGTTTCCATAGTATAAATCCATTGATCAAATTCCTTACGTTCTCCATAAAGATTTTGAATTTTTCAGCACCCTCTACACCAAAAACTTGTCCAATTACTTTCTCCGCACCATCAACTAATTGATATCCAAAATCAATAAAAGAAGCTAAACCATTTAATAAAGAACTAACACCCGCAGACACACCGAAAAAATTATCTACGAATTTAATACCATTAGCAATATTATTAAGTAATGGTGCAAGCTTTGGAGCAAGATCAACTAGTTTCATTAATAATGCACCAAATAAAAACTTACTAATAAAACCAAATATACCAGATAACAAACCAACACCAGGAACTTTAAAGTTCATTCCTCCACCACCACCTTCTTTCTTTGGTTTACCAGCCTCTATACCCTTTTCTTGTGCAGCACGTTTATCTTTTTCTCTTGCTTTTCTTTTTTTGGCTTCTTGTTTATCTTTTAATACAAGACCACTCTTCATACTCTCAGCAATTGCAGAGACTGCAACACTAATATCTTGTACAATTTTTACATCTCCACTACCACCACCTGATCCAACAGGAGAATCAGATCCCATAGCAGTTACATTAATAGTTTGTCTTGATGCTGGAATATCTACTCCCCCTTTATCTCCACCAACTTGTCTACCCATTAAATTAGAAGGATTTACCGTTGGTTTCTGACCACCTGCCTTTACTAAAGCACCACCTTTTTTCTTACCACTAACAAAGCTCTTTGCTTTATCTACAGCATAAGATTTTGCTGCTCCTACAGCAGCTCCCTTCACCGAACCTCCTAGTAACGCTCCAATCGCTGGTGCTGGCATATCTTATCTCCTTATCCCCAATGTCTGTTCTTTTGCTATACCTCCAGATGCACGAACATCAAATGATGGTATTGCAGGGCCTTGAGTCTCCCCTCCACTAGCATCTCCAGTCGGTGTTTGAGGGAAAGTAAATGACATCTTAGGAAACTTAGATGCCAACTTTGATAGTGGTGCTCCAACTCCAGTTTTCCTGATTTGATTTCTTGCAAATTTTAGAAGACGAGCTTGTGGTGTTTTAGCAATCACACCAGATACTCTCTTAACTAAACCACCCATGAACATATGTTGAACAGGGCCACCATAACTCATATACTGCACATCATTACTCATACCACCCATATTCAATCCACCCATATTCATCATAGTTCCGACTGTTGAAGTCTTCATTTTAGGTTTGGATTTCTTCGCTGGTTTAGATTTTTTCTTCTGTGAAGATTTACCAACACCACCAGCAGCAGCATTTATTCCATATAAAGTATCAGCACCAACTCGATTCACTGCTTCCTTAGTCAATACAAATTCACCAGGTGTTAGCATAGCAGGAACTGTATCTGTATTTCCTTGGCCTGGAACCTCACCACCCTTATTGGCATACATAGGAGGTTCTGTAACTTTTGGTGTATCTTTTGGTTTATCTACATTAGTTTCTGCATCAGTTACTGTTTGACTAGGTGGATCTTCCCCTGTTTTGTCATCAAGTTTTACAGTAGTTTCTTTCGTTAAATCTTTTTCATTCTTTGCAATCTCTTTATCGACTTGTTTACCAAATCCAAATAACATTTTAACAGTATCAATTATCTTAGGAAGATAATCAACTGTTAGGGCGATCACCGCCACAACCATACCTATACCACCAAGAAGAGGCCAAAGGAGAGCAACCAAAGCAGGCCACCAATCTGCTAAAAATCTGAATATAGATTGTATCTTTTTTTTATTAGCAGGATTTCCCATCCAATCAAGAAGTTTCATCAAACCAGATCCAAGTAGAAACAAAGTTAAAAACTTAAATATTCTACTAAAAATACCCTCCATTGGTTTGATCATTTTTGCAGCTACATTTTTAACCTTTCCAAACGCTTTTTTTGATCCCTCTAAAAGGTTCTCTGCCATACCTCTTTTCTTTTTCTCTCTTGCTTCTCTAGTATCATCTGCTTGATCTTCACCAATTTTCTTTTGAGCCTCAACAATACCTTTAATAACATTTACATCACTAGATATCTTTGCAAGTGCACCAGACATATCACCATCACCATCAGCCTCTGCTGGAGGTAATGCAGGAGGTGCAGAACCTGGTGATATGAAATTCATTGCATCTTTTTTCTTCTTCTCCTTCGCATCTATCTTTGCCTTTACATCATCATAAGATTCACCCTTCCTCCTCTTTGCTGCTCTTGATTCCCCACCACTCTTTGCTGCTTCTTTCTTACTCTTTGCGTGTCTATATCCTTTTACTGCATCTGCTAATGGTTCTAATCTAGGATCACTTGGATTTTGTATCTGAAGTTTATTAAATGATTCCTTTAACGCACGAATATAATCAGCATCGGATTCGATATCAACTGGATCGTATCCGAGACCTTCTAATATTTCTAGTGCACCAGGTGTTTTAGGCATTCTTCGATTGCTGTCGTTTAAGTTCCTCTTCTTCGAGATGTTGTTTTAATAATCCAACATAGATGTCTCGTTCCCAAGGCATCATGTTTTCAATCTCAGTTAATGAGTATTTATGGTATTGCATCAACGAAAAGTTTAACTTGTAATAGCTAGCAAGATCCATATGGATCATTGCTACCCGAAAAAAGACGCTAAACCCTCAAGTACAACTTCACTTTCGACCTTTGTATTTGGATTTTTTACCTTTATAGTATGTGATAATTTAGGCATTGTTGTAAAGAACTCTTCAATCTTTTTAAATTGAGATGAGTTCATCGACTCAAGAAACTCTGTTATCTCCTTCTTTGTACAGTCTGCTGCAACCCATACTTCTTCTTCATTGTATATCTTATCAATACAAGATGCAATTAATCTAAAAGATTGTTCCATTGCACTCTCATCTTTGAAATCAAAGTTATTTTTAATGAACTCATCTAGAGAAGGATACTTTAATTCCATTATTAAGTTCTTATCCAACTCAACTTTGTTTGTATGACTCTCATTTTTTTGAACTTTGATATCATCCAAATCAATTACCACCTTAACACTGGTCTTTTCATCATCAGGACAAATTACATTCACATCTATTGATTCACCAACAGACTTTCCACGAATGTTTAAGAATAAAAATTCAATATCAAATGTAGGTAATAATTCTACTTTAATTCCTTTTGTTAGAACACAACTCTTAAGAACTGCTTTGATAGCTGTAGTGATTTGTTTATTATCTTCACTTTCTAAAGCAAGAACTAAAAGTTTTTCTTCTTTCACAAGAAAAGGTCGATAGTTTATTTCCTTTTCTGTAGATGGTAACACCATACTATACGTTGGTGTCGCAATTTTTGGTAAAGGCATGATATCCTATTATGCAATTCAGTATATTATATAGCAGGGTTATTGAGAGAGTGATCTCTGAACAACTCCTCCCACAACATCACCAAGAAGATCTACTCCAGTTAATTTATCTACAGCAATATTAGCAAATTGACCAGCATAATATGCAAATGTTTGATCTAAAGACTTTGCAGCAGGTTTTGCACTATATCTTGTATAAGTAAATGAAACTGAACATCTTAATAAATCCGATGCATCATATGAAACGGGCATTGCCGAGATTGATTTTGGGAATGCATCAATAAAAGTATATGTTAATGGTCTTGTTCTACCTCTAACTGGATCTTGTGAGTTCAAGTTCTTTTCAAATTTAGTTATTTCTAAACCACCTTTATACTTGGCAGGGAACTTCATCTTATAATGAAATTCACCAAAATGGCCATCATCTGTATCATTTGTCATATATGACATCCAAGCTTCAAAAAATCTGATCGGTAAGTATTCTTTTGCATCACAATAAAACGTCAGTGTAATCTCTTCATCAAATACTCTACGGTGAGCATACTTTTCTGAAACTCCTGTGAAATCATTATCTAAGTTTGCTGTTGCCATTGATGAGCCTGGAAGTGTTGCTTCTGAGCAAAACAGTTGCAATTTATTTTTTCTCGATACATCAAGACCTGGCGAAAACAAAACAGAAAGACCTTGTTTAGCAAGATAATCTGAAAAAGAATCTCCTTTTTCATTTAATTGCTTTGGATCTTTAATTGTAACCTGATAAAACGAGGTAGTTGCTGGTTCTAACAAGTCACTTACAATTTTATCTACTGTTAATCTCTGTGGTGGGATGGAAGCCATTTATAAATACATTTGACCTTATATATTATGTATGCAAGATAATGGCAGAAAGTATAAAAAGTCGCTATAAACCATCTAATCCAGAGAAATATCAAGGCAATCCGAACAATATTATCTGTAGAAGTAGTTGGGAAAGACGCTTTTGTGTGTGGTGTGATAGGAATGATAACATAATATCTTGGGCATCAGAGGAGTTTTCTATACCGTACATGTCTCCTGTTGATAATCGTGTGCATCGTTACTTTCCCGATTACATTATTAAAGTGAGAGAAAAAAATAATAAAATTAAAAACTATGTTGTAGAGGTTAAACCTAAGAAACAAACTCGACCACCTAAGAAAAGATCAAGAATGACTAAATCATATATCTATGAATGTCAGACCTATGCTGTTAATCAAGCAAAGTGGAAAGCAGCAGTTGAGTTTTGTGAGGATCGTAGGATTCAATTTAAGATAATCACTGAAGATGAGTTAGGTATCAAATGAGTAGACTTGAAGACAACACTATAAATCAAGATCATAATGATCCAGAGGATATGATGTTGGAAATTATGGATTTGCTTAAAGATACTGTGACACCTGTTCCTGATGTAGGAAAATATTATACCTTTGTATATAATGCAAAGACTCCTGAAAAACAATATGATCAACACCCATTGATTGCTTGCACAGATTTATTCAAGTGGGGATTTCGAGGAATCAATTTTCACTGGCAATCATCTCGTAATTACACATGGGAAGAACTCATAGGTGAACTATATGTGGTTAATTATGATGAGTTAGATGACCTACTTGCAATACCTTATGCAAAGTTTATCACTAAATAAATAAAAACCTTCTAAATGGCTACTTCCGCTAACAGTCCTAGTTGGGTGAGAACCTATACAAAAGACGACGCAACCAAATATCAGATAGCATATAGATCCAATAACACATGGAGAGTGGATGCTAAAGGAAAGGCAGTGCCTGGTTCTTTCACCACTAACTTACAAGTAGATAGAGTGGCAATAGATGCTAATGTGACGGGTGGTGGTACTAGTGCAACGTGGACTACAGCAGCAACAAGAGGGCCTGGAGCTAATGGAGTATGGACTCGACAATACTTGGATGATGATGACACGACTCTGGGATATGCATTACCAGATGTAAGTTGGTCTGATCTTAATGATAGAAAAAGTAATTTTAATTCACAAGTTAGTAATGTAAGTGCGAATGCAATCGCAAAGTATTTTAGAACATTGGGATTTGGTAGGGGTAGTGGTCTATCCACACAAGAGGGAGCGATAAGAGAAATATCTAGAAGTCAAGGATCAAATAGTCAAGGTAATTCATCTGAAGATACTATTGGTGCAAACCAATCTCTTAGAACATTACCTGAATTAGAGGTTAAAAGAAATAGAGAAAAATATCAATCACGATATACTTATTATTATCCAGTCGGATTAAAATATAATTATGATCAAGATAAATTACTAATCTCTGTTCTAGAATATAAACCTAGACCAATAAATCGTACTACTCATAAGGATGGAACTAAAACTCTTGGAATTGGCCAAAGAGCAGGATACACATCTAGAGTATTAGGAAGTGTTTTCTTACCAACACCTGGTAACATAGGAGATACAAATTCAGTTAACTGGGGTGAGAGTTCAATCAATCCTGCACAACTTGCTGCTGCAAATACATTCTTTGAGAATGTTGGGAAAGAGATGCCTGTAACAAGTGTTATAAAAGATGTAGGTAAAATAGCAGAGTCAATTGGTGAGAACTCTGGTGATGTAAAAGATGCAATTGCAGCATCTTTAGCTAAAGCAGCAACAGGTGGTGACATACTAACAAGATCAACTGGTCAAATTGTTAATCCAAATATGGAATTACTTTTTAAGAATCCTGTGTTAAGAGACTTTTCTTTCAGTTGGAAGATGAGTCCTAGAGATGAAGAAGAAAGTAGAATGATATTAAAAATAGTTAGAATGTTTAAGCAATCACAGGCAGTAAAAAGAACAAAGAGTCAAGTATTTCTAAAATCTCCCAACACATATAAACTACAATGGTTAACAGGAAATAAAGAACATAGTTATCTACCAAAAATAAAAGAAGTTGCACTAAAACAATTTGCAATGACATATACACCTGATGGCAACTATCAAGTATATGAAAACTCATCTATGGTTTCATATAATATGACTATGACCTTCGGTGAACTAGAACCAATATATCATGATGACTATTCTAATCTTGATCAAGACAGAGATGAATCTATAGGTTTCTAATATGACTAAAAATTATTTCCGTAACATACCAGACTTTGAATATGTTAACCGTACTAAAGACGGTCAATTTATTTCAAACTATACACAAGTAAAAAACTTTTTTAAGAGAGGAAAATTAAGAGAGGATATATTCCAAGATCTAACTGTCTTTGAAAAATATAATGTTAAAGGTGACGACAGACCAGATAATGTTGCTAATGAAGTATATGGTGATGCTAATTTAGATTGGGTGGTATTACTATCAAATAATATTGTTAATATTTTCAATGAATGGCCATTAAATCAACAAGCATTTGAAAATTATGTGTTAGATAAGTATGGAACAGTTGCCAAGTTAGATGAAGTTCATCACTACGAATCAAACGAAGTTAAGGATACTAGTGGAGTAATCATATTTCCAAAAGGAGTTAGAGTAAGTGCTGCACAAAGTGTAAGTTATTATGAACCATTAAGTGATGAACAAGTAACAGTGAATCCCATATCAAAAGCAGTTACTAATTATCAATATGAATTAGAAATCAATGAAAAGAAAAGAAGAATATTTTTACTTAAACCCACATACTTAAATGTTGTTTTTGATGACCTAGAAGAAATGATGACATATAAAAAAGGATCCACTCAGTATGTGAATGAATCCTTAAAACGTGCTGATAATATCAGGCTATTTGAGTAACTAACTCTCTGCTAATTTCTGGAAATATGAAAGAGCATCATCTTCATCTTTATCTACAGTTGTAGATGGAGTTGGTGT